CGTCTTCCACTTGCCCTCGTTGTACGAGGATTCCGCCGACATGTAGAAACCGTCGTCGGATCTTCCGCCCACTCCACCGGCCGTCATCGGCGGCGACTTGTACAGCCCTGCAAACCTAGATCGACCGCTTTCCGTAGGTCATTCATCCAGGGTGGCAGAGTACTCATCAAGGATTTCGGTAGGTCTTCAGCAAACTCCACGGCCAGATTTCGGGCCAGCGCTATCTCGCGCAAAGGCCTCCAGCACCAACGGCGGTGGTATCGGGTATTTGGCTGCGGACCGTCTTGCAGACCGTCTCCAGTTTCGAGCCGATCTTGACGCGATCCTGGCAAGAGCGAAGGTGGCGAACGGATTGGAACAAGGGTCTTCGCTTGGACCTTCTTCTGCTCCTGGGCGTCAGCCTGAGCAGTCGTCAGTCGCAGGCGCTCCTGTAGCAATTTCTTTTCAGCGAGCGGGTCGAGACCTTCCGCATCTAGGCCCTCAGGTTGTTGTTCTGGGTCACATGATCGAGGCGATTCTGTAGCACCGCCTGGGCGGTATAGAACACCTCGCGGCCGATCTTGGCGGCAGGCTCAACGCCCCATTTATCAAAGGCTTGCGGAGAAATCCCGAGGCTCGCGGCCATCTCGGACTTGTTCAGCCATCCGCGCTTTTTTTGGAGGTCTTCTGTGCTCATGACAAAAACAACAACCAACCTCCGAAAAAGGTCATACATATTTGGCGCGCGGGGCTCGAATTACCCTCTGACGGGGCCCCGGGGAGGACCCGCGACGCACCACTTTGGTGCATCAGTCAGCGCCTCGCAGCGAACCGAGCAGCAACGCCCCGCATCGCCACCTCGAACTCGCGCGGCAGGTTCTCGTCGGCGTACTGCTGCGCGATCTCGAAGAAGCTCAGCCGGCGGCGGTACGAAGGGCGAGACACGAAGGCCATGATGACCGAGACAGCATCCCGGCCTCGGCCTGTGCGCTCAGCAATGCCTATGGGCTGGCCCTTACGGGTCATGACGAAGTAGCGGCGAGCATTACCCTTCGCTCGGCTCCGTCTGCTATCGGTAGCGTTCGCGTTGTACCCGGCCTGGCTGAAGCCGCGGATGCCGCTCAATGCCCTGGTGACCTGGCCGCGCCTGATGTTCCCGTAGCGATCCAGGTCCGCGCCGGCGCCGGGCACCACGTACTTGCCTTCGGCAGGCCCCCTTGGCCTGAGCTGCTCGGCCGGCTTGTTCCGACGCGGGCCACCGTAGACCTCGGGGCAATCCACACCGATGCAGGCTGCGCACCGTCCGCTTCGTCCTTGAACCAAACCCGCGCTTCCAGCCGGTCTTTCCTGGCTGGCACCATGCGCAGGCTGTTCAGCGTGTACGGGTCGGGCGGTCGAACACGACACGCATCTCATCGCGCAATCGATCCATCAGGCCCTGCGCGGTCCGCGTAAGCGCAGTGGCTGTCGCGTAAGGAATCTGCCGCTGCTCAAGTTCAGTCAGGTCGGCGAGCTGCTGCTGAACCTTCCGGCTGATGCTGATCATCTTCTGCAATACCTCGGAAGGCCTGCGATGTGCTTACGCAACGCCTCAATCATCAGTTCGCGTCGCTCGACTCCGGCTCGGAGATCAGAAACAACTTGTCCATCAGCGGCAGCAAGGACGGCTCTTCCTGCATCAGCGCTGCCGGAGGCTCCGGGAGCCGGGTGCACTCCGTCTGCGGGACAGCGGGCTTTGACGTACACGACGCGAGCACCAGTGCCGATAGCATCGCGGCGCAATTGGTTTTCTTCATGGGAGGCCTGCAGTGCTGCTTGGTAGGTACGGGCCAGGGAATCGGCCTGGGCCTGCGCCTGGATGTCGCGCTGGGCCTGCTGGGCCATGGCGGTGATCGTCTCGGCGGATTGCTCGACGGCGGCCTGGAGGTCGTCACGCTGGGCGGTCACGTGATCGAGACGCCAGAACACCAGCGCGGCTACCAGGGCGACCACCAACCATGGCCGCCAGGTCACTGGTCGATCCTCCGGCCAACCTTGAACATGAACGTCGGCTCTTGATCGAGCATCGAGTTGACGATGCCCTCGATGACCGAGAACAGGGAGACGACCATCTCAAGCGGCGCCCACTTGGCGAACGCCAGCGGGCAATCGCTATCGACATCCCCCAGCCACATCGGAATGCCGTAATAGCTCCCATGGTGCGAGACGCCGAGCTGTCGAGCTTCGGCTTTCGTCGTGAACCCGAGCATCATTCCCCCTTGAGCGCAGCACGCGCCCATTCGAGCCGGGCGTTGCGATCCTCGGCCCCGGTAAACGATCCGTTTATGCGGAGGGTGATCTTCTCGAAACGGCCCTGGTCGGCCAGATCGTTTAAACCCCGCGAATGCCAGAACCATCCCGCGGCGATTGCTGCCCAGGTCCGTTGCTCCAGCAGTTCTGGTTGCGCCACAAGTGGCAGCGCCAGGGCGCGGGAGGCTTCGGCGTAGTTATCGTGGCCCGTAATCATGATCAGGCCACGGCCGCGGTATCGATACCCATCGCCGTATCCTGCGACCCATTGCCCATCCTGTTGGCAACACCCGGTTCGCGATGCGCTCTGGCTGCGGGCGTACTGCTTCGCCTCGGCCGGCGTGAACCGCTTCGGCCACGTCTTGAGCAAGCCCTCGGTGGATAGTTCAGGTTCTCGACCAGGCGCTTGAGGCTCTGGCTTTCGTGCCCGACCTGACCAGGAACATCGCCACGCGCTCGGGCGTGTTGATCTCGAACCGAAGCCATGGCACCGTTGAGTGCTCCAGCCAGGTCGTTGCAGTAGCAGCACCACACCCGGTAGCGCGGTTCAAGTTGATCGGCGGTGATCTTCATCAGCCCACCTTCCTTTCCGCCCAACGTGCGCCCAGCTTCTGCACAGGCTACCCCGAGGACACCAACGAAGCCGGCAGCAAAGAACTGCACGCAGGTCCAGCCAAATCCTTCGCGGTGAGACGACAACCATGACCAACATCCGCGCCAAGGGCGGCTTCGATCAGTTGCCGAACAATGCTCGGCTCCTTCCCCTCGTACTGGGTACGGAGCCAGGTAAGGATGAAGCGAGCCCATCGCCAGCCTTGCTCTCGCAGCGCGAGCAGCACTGTGGCCCAGAATGACGGTCCTTCTCTGGCATCTTCATAGTCTCGATATCCCTCGGCGGCGGCGGAAATGAAAAAACCCCGCGTCGAGCGGGGCCTGTGAGTAGGTGCGGGCGCGCTTTTCAAGGGTCCGCACTCCCGTAGCGCTGAGCGCCGCCCGCAAAGACAAATACTACATTTTTGTTGTATCACAACAAATTTGTTGTATAATGGACCCATCCAAACAACAGAGACGAGGTGATGAAGTTCAGCGAATTCAGACGATGGTTGAAGGCCCAAGGGGTGACCTTCGAAGCCGGCAAGGGAAGCCACTTCAAGATCACCGCCCCGAACGGCAACAGACCACCTTCGCGGACCACGGAGCTAAGGAAATGCCAGAACCGACCCGCAAGGCGATCATCAAGCAACTGGGGCTCAAATGAGCCCCCTCGCCTGCAAGCGCTGAACGATCACCCCGGAGAGTGACCATGTACGACTATGCAATCCGTTTCGAACAGGACGATAGCGCTCCTGCGTCGCCGTTTTCTGCAGAGACCTGCCGGAACTGAACAGCTACGGCGACGATAAGGCCCATGCAATCAGCGAGGCGGTTGACGCCATCGAGTCAACCCTCTCGCTGTACGTTGATCAGCGCCGAGAAATCCCCGCAGCCAGCCAGGCACAACCAGGCGAGCGCGTTATCCATCTGCCGGCGGTTACCGTTGCGAAGGTCGCGCTCTGGAACGAAATGATCCGTCGAGATATGCGAAAAGCTGACCTCTGCCGGCTCCTCGGGATCGCGCAGATCCAGGGTGACAGGCTCGTCGACTTCCTCCACAACACCAAGATGGAAGCCATGGAGAACGCGCTATCCGCCCTCGGCCTCCGCCTATCAGTGAATATCGAGGCGGCATAGACGAAAAGCCCAGCACGAGGGCTGGGCTCTGAAATAGGTGCGGGTGGATAGGGGCCACTACCCCGTGCGCATCCTGCGCTCCACCTGCATTGATTGGTTATCGCAAAGGGTGAAGGCCTTGCGGGTCGGTAACCCGTCACTTTGCTTACAGCCCGATGTGGCAGGTGAGACTGCCGTCTACCGAGTTTCGACCCTCGAATGAAAAAACCCGGCGCGGAGGCCGGGTTTCGGTGTCGATCTGGCTTAGCGCGCACGGATCAACAGATGTGGTTACGTTACGCTCAGTCGATCACATTCGTCAAGCCGCATCGAGCAACTTCTCGCGGTCAAGGATCTCGGTTACATGCACCAACGCCTCTTCCTCGAAACGATCAAGCTGTTTCCGAATATCCCTGCGCCAGCGGTTTCGAGTTGAGTCCGGTCGCGCGTCCTCATCCCAGTTGTTCATGTCGTACCACTCCTTGGGAGCATCAGGATAGCGGTTGATCGCTTTCCGTCCTTGCCCTTCATCATCGGGATAGCCCAGGTCGCTACAGCACGCTCCAGAAACCGAGAAGGCGCAGGCGAATGCACCCTGCTCGCCAGTCGCTCGATGGCCTGCCCACGCCGATCAAAGTGCGTCGAGTAGCGAGCGTGCAGCACGTCCCACTCGGCCGGCGAAAGCTCCCGGTGCAGTAGGGCGTGCAGGATGCAGTCGAACTCGAACTGGTCCTGAGCAGAAAGCAGTGCCCGAAAGCCGCCATCGACCTTTCGGTCGATAAGCCTCTGCCAGCTCTGCTTCGCCGTGTTGTCGATGGCATCGGCCGCCAGGACGCGAACGATCGCCGGCATCACGTCGCGGTAGACCCCAGTCATGCAGCCCCCTTCGGCGTGCCGTTCAGGCCAAACAGATCGCGCAGCAGCGTTTCCACCGCCGCGCCCTTCGCATTGCCGTCCAGCAACCAGAGCCGGCCATAGTCGTGAAAACCCAGAGTGCCGCGGTCACCGTGCCAGTTGGCGATCATGACCAACAGCGCAGCCAAGGCAGCAGCACCGCCCACCTTGACCTGCGCCAGCTCCTGGCCGGCCACCTTGAGAAACTCCCGCTCCAGCCTGGTCATGACCTTGCGGGGTGCCATCGGTTGTACGTTGCTCATGCTGCTTGCTCCCGCGCGCCCTCGTAGTGGACCCAGTTCCGGGCCTTGTGAGTGCTCGCACTGAAATACTGGTTGGATGCCTTGTCGAACCACAGGTCCAAGATGCCTTCATCTCCGGTGAGGCGCTGCTTGCTGATGATCAGGCGCACATCGCTCTGGTCCTTGTAGTCGTCTCCCTTGGCCATCTCTTTGCGCTTGTTCCGCCAGACCGTGCACACGTTGTCGGCTAGGTCGGTGAGGATGGCGCCACCGCGAACGTCGAGCTTGCCCGGGGGCTTACCCTCGTCGTCAGCCTTCCGCGGGTGGGCGACCAGATGGACGTGGACGTTCATCTCGTGAGCGAACCCCACCAACGCCTCCATGGCCTGCTTCTGGCCGTTGTAGTCATCCTCGGCCATGCCGAGCTTCGCCAGGCTGTCGACGATGAAGTGGTTCACCCCGTACCGGCGCGCGGCATACCGAAAGTCCTCGAGCATTTCGCCCGTCTTCGCGGTGCCCAACTGGTCGTAGATCCATAGCTTGCCGTCGAGCCAGTCGAGAATCGCGTCGATGTAGCCCCTCGAAGGACAAGACATCCCGGAGGCCTGCCGGACCATCCGCTGAAGCGTTCGCCGCGCCGGCATCTCCATCGAGGCGATGCAGAACCGGTCTTGGCTGCCCTTGCGGTTCATGCCGTGGAAGGCCAGGTAGTTCAGCAACTGCGACTTCCCGTGTCCGCTCCAGCCGGTCCAGATCGTGACCTCCGAGGGCCGGAAGCGGATCTTGTTGGCGTAGGCGCTCCAGGGCAGCTCCATGCCGATAGTTTCCGGGTTCTGGTCGTAGAACTCAGCCTTGACCTCCTCCGAGTAGGAGCTCACCGACTTCAGGCGCTCCGGGTCGAAGTTCTTCGCCTTGGCGTAGCACTCCGCAATGTCGTCGGCGCTGTAGTACAGGGCATCCAGGGCTTCGTTGAAGTCCTTGCAACCCAGTTTCACCAGGCGACACCGATCACGCCCAAGGCGCCGAACGATCTCCTCGGTCGCCTGGTGGCCAGGTTCGTCGTCGTCAAGGCACAGGTAGATCACGTCGAAGCGCTGCAGGTTGTCGAACTCGTACTCGATCCAGCGTTGCTTGCCGTCCTTGCCGCCACCGAAGGGCACCGACAGCGCCGGGCGCCCGTACTGCCAGGCGGTCATCGCGTCGATCTCGCCCTCGGTTATCGTCACCTCCCGGATACCGTCCGGGATGGCCTGCCAGCCGAACAGGCAAGGTTCGGTATCCGACGACGTGGTGATTTTCTTCTTGCCGCCAGGACGTTCCACGCCGAGTTTCTTCCAGTGGATCAGCGAGCCATTGCGCAGGTACGGAAACACGATGTTCTGCCCGTCCTCGGCGATCTTGAACGCCTTGATGGTCTCCTCGGTCAGTCCACGGCCCTTCAGGTACGCCATCACCACCGAGTCCACCTTCGGCGTCGAGCACCTTGGCTTGTCCGGTCGCTGGTATGACTTCCGGCTCTCGACCGGCCGGATGAGCTTGGGCTCCTGCACGCCGAGGTAGCCCCTCGCTTCGCTCAGCGCCGTCGCCATGTCGCAGTTGCGCGCCAGCCGCCAGAGGTCCAGCAGGTCGCCAGACTCACCGGTGGCGAAGTCGCACCACACGCCAGCCTTCTCGCCGACGAGGTGAACCCCCAGACTCTTGCCCTTCTCGCCCGAGGCGTCGCCAGCACGCCACTCGGCGCCCTCCCGCTTGCCGCCAGGCAGCAGGTGCCGTGCAACATCGGCAGCGCGATCAGCGAGGCGCTTGGAAATATCCGACGGGGTCAGCATGCGCCCTCCCCGTCCGGCAAACGCTCAAGGGTGCTGAAGTCGTGGGTCCGAGTGGACAGCACCGTGTCCGTCATCTGCGGATGCCAGAACTCGTGATCCTCGAGCTGGTAGCCCCGTGGCGGGGTGAACGGGTAGCGCTTGCCGCCAGAGCCGGAAGGCCCCCTGGGAGCGCCATGCTCACCGACGTACTCCCGCCAGTGATCGTTCGGGCCAATGAACGTCTCCGGCAGCTTGACGAACTCCGTCCCGACGTTGCCCTTGCCGGCCATCTCGGCGTGATAGTTCTTCGCCGCCTGGATCAGGTCTTCGACCGTGGCGCCAGCACGCAGCCGAGCCTTCCACGCCTTCCACGCCGGTTTCTTCGCGCCGGACCGGTGCCGGCGAGGGTACTCCGACCAGAAACGGTTGAAGTCCTCGCTGTACTCGGATCGTTCCTCGGCGGGTGGTTTCTCCCCACTGGCAAGGTCGTCGCTCGCTGTCGTCGATTCGTCAGAGTCGACAAGAGTCTCTTGATCTTCTTCAGGATTCAGGTAATCAGGATTCAGAGAATCAGGAATCAGGGCGTTATGGGTTGGTGCATCCACAGTGTCCGACTGCGGCTGCTCTGGTGTTTTAACTGTTAAAACACTGTTATTGGCGCCCACACAGGCGCCGGTATCCGCATGCACCAACCGTTGCTTACCGGGAACAACCTTCCCCCGGGCACGCTCATTCACGGTTAGATAACCATTGCAGTCAGGTAGTTCGCTGTCCTTCTCGGTGCTATGCGGAGACTGGTGACGAGTGAAGTTCGGTAGCGAGATCACCGAGAAACCAGCAACCTCGTACCGCTCGATGAATCCCTTGTCCAAGAGATTGGCCAGGCCGATCTCCACGTCATAGTTATCCCCGGGGAACAGTTCGATCTTGATCCGACGCGGCCGGTATTCCAGCCGCCCCTCCCTATCAGCCAGACACCACAGACCGATGAACAGCAGGCGGTCGAATGGATTCAGGTCGGCCAGATCCTCGTTCTTGAAGAACGAGGGCTTGATGTTGCGGGCGCGAGCCATTACTTCTCCTCCGAACTGCTGAGCAACTTCTCCATGAGCCGCTCAGCCAATACTTCATCGATATCTTCCGGGCGCCAGCCGCACAGCCGCTTCACCAACACCATCAGGGCGAAGCGCGCCTTGATGATCTCGAACTGGATATCGGCGATGTTTAGGGCAACCTCGGCTACTACAGGGGGATCGAACTGGCCCAGCAGCTCGAAGGCAGTGTCGATTGAGCACCAGATCTTGTAGGCAACCTGGTCGCTGCCGAACTGCTCGAAGGACTGCTCGTTGAGCATCACGGGATCGGACTGGTGGGCGACCTTGCTCATGCCAAGCCCTCCCTCTCCAGGCGCTGCACCAAGGTCCGCATCTTGCGCTTGAGGTGGGTGGTCAGGTTGCGCCTGCTGCGGAACTCAACGATAGGCAGGGCGTGGCGGTGAATCTGGATGGTGTTGGTCATGGCTCAGTTCACCCTATGGACTTTGAGGGTGTTCGGCTTGAGGCCCAGCTCTTCGGCTTTGCGCTTCGCCTCTTCGGGATCAATGCCCAGCCGCTTGGCCATCCCTTCCAGTTCGTAAACGGGCTCTCCGTCGTCGGTATAGCCATCCGGAACGGCAGGCATCAGCCCCATCTGCACAGCCATGTCGTGCATTTCCTGGCGGAACGACTCCGGGGCTGCGTCGTACATGCGCTGAAACGCAGTAGCGGCTTCTGGGGTATGCGACAAGCCGGACTTGCACATGCTGGTGTAGAGGCGGCCAGCGGCTAGAAACTCAGGAGTCACCTGCTCGGTGGTATTGCGCTTGCTTTTCTTGCTCATGACTTCACCTTCGGAGCCAGCCGGAACCGGCCCGGGAAATAGGGATGGGTGGCTTGGGTCTCGGTAACCCGCTCGCACTCGCTGACGAAGCGCTTGAAGACCGCAGTGATATCGCTGGTCGCCCAGACCGCGTACTGGCTGCCCTGGGCGTTCTCGTGGCCGTTGCGGACCATGCCCCAGGGCTTCGGACTGATCGGCATCTGGCGCACCACGGCGTCCACCACGGTGGCCGACAGGCCGTAACGGTCATTGATCACCTCACGGATGCGGGTGATCGGCATGCAGTTCTGCGGGCAGTGGTCCCAAACACGGGACTCGGACAGGTCCTCGACCCGCTGCTCGACGCGCTCAATAGCGACCTGGTGCTGGGCCTGCTGTTGCTCGATCTGCTGCTGTCGGCGCTCGAGTTGGACCTGCAACTGGGCATGCGCGAGCAACTGCTCGGCCTGAGTCATCGGAGGCCGCCGAGACTTCAGCTTGGCCAATACGCTTCGGCGAACCGACTTAGATTCGCGCATCCCGACCAGCATGCACTGGTCAAGGGTCAGGTCGTAGGTGGCGACCTGGTTGCCGTGGAAGGGGGTGTAATATTTTTGCACCCCCTCAAGCTCATCGCCCAACTCGTCTTCGACACGAGCGAGAAACTGATCGTTTCTGATCTTCGGTTCGCCAGCAGCCAAGCGAGCCTCGTTGACCATGTCCCGCAGTTCGATGGTGGTCATGGTGGCGGCCTGGCCGCCGATGGTAGTCAGGTTCATCGCTCTACTCCCGCCATCTGCACCAGTGCGTTTTCCGTTTCGCCGGTAAGGTCAGCGAGGCGTCGGAACACGTCGCGGTGTGTGTACCAGGCGCAAGCCGGACTGACCTTCGCCGCCGACAACGCCATCAGCGCGCCGATCGTGCGCTGTGCCTGCATTAATCGCTTGGTGTGATCTTGCTCGCGCTCTACCCGACCAAGAAAATCGTCCAGAACCTGCTGCGGGCCGTGGTAGTGCAAGCCGTAGCTAAACGTCCCGCACAGCCTTGACGGAGTGTCCGGGACCAGCCCTCTCCTCGAGCGCAAAGACTTCTTGATATCGAGCTCAGTCATGGCCGCTCCTCCCGGTAATGCCGGACAGAAGCCCGGCGAGGTCGGCGCGTGCTCGCTTGGCGTCGTGGTCCAAACGATCCGGGGTGGCGTATTCCGGCGCGTACTCACCACGGCCTACCCAGCAACGGTTGCCGGGGTAGCGGTCGTTCAGCAGATCGGCGCCGCGCTGGGCCTCTTCCTCGGTCGAGAACGGGGCGACCATCTGGGCTATCGCAATCCCACCCTTCTGAACGGCCGGTGTGGAGATGAACCAGAACAGAATTCCATCGCCTGAAGACGCACGCTGAAACGTGTCGCCGGTATCGAAGCTGCCAGGGTTCACAGGTCACGCTCCCGATAGGCGGCGCCGATCTGCTGGTTGTAGCGGTAGAGAAAATTCCCGGTGCACAAGATGATCCGCTCGATCAGGTCATGAATCTCCGTCACAACGGGGTGCCCTCGACCACCCAGGGCAGGAACGACCGAGTCCATCAGCAGAGCCCGAAGTTGCGTCATATCGCTCCGAGCGTGGTTGAATAGATCGAACTCATTACGACTGAGCTCGACCCGCTCCATCACCTCCCCGTCGACAGGAAGCGGAGGACGAGAGGCCTGTGCCTTCGAGAGATCAGACATGACCACCTCCCAGCGCGTCCTTAACCTCGCGCTCACGGGCTCTCCATTCGAGGTAGCTCTCGCGATCAGTCCTTTCGACATCCTCGCGAAGCCCAGGGACCAACTCGAACAGGATGCTGTCGACCTGCTTGCGATGTGCGCTGATCTCGTCCGCCTGCTGCGAAGTGCCATCGATGGCGCGCTCGGCCCACTCGGGGAGTTGCCTTTGTAGCCGCATTTCGTTGAGGATCGTCCAGAGGTGCGAGGTCAGGTCGCGCTCTGCCCGAATACCCTGGCGGAGCATGGTGATTGAGGCGCTCATTGCTTCCGCTCCTTCTGCCGGTTGATGCGATCCGAGAGGACCTGTTCGAGCTCCACCAACTGGAAGATGCCCCCCCCGATCTCCTCCAGAAACCAGCCGAGACGCTCTGAGGTTTCCTGGCCTACTTCGCCTTCAGCGCCAACGTTCGCCAGCAGGTTCCCGACAGCGGCGACACCAAGCGCCATGTTCTGAGCCGCATGGCGAGCCGTACCACGGTCCAACTTGATGGAGCGGATCTGCTTATCGGTCAGAACTTCATCGGGGACCCGGGAGCACTGATTGCTGAGCAGTGTCGCGAGGTTCATTGGCGGCGCTCCTTTGCATTGAGCGCAGCGGCGATTTCCGCCTCCTCCGCAGGCAGAGGGATGGCGGCATCCACCAGCGCCTTTGCCGCATCACTCAGGTACGCCAGCGCGTGGTAGCCATTGCCATCCATGGGGCTACCCTCGACGAGGGAGATGAGGATGTCGCTGAGTCCGGCCAGAATGACGCTGGCCTCGTCCAAGGCTTCCCGCTTGGAAAGTCCGGGGTTGACCTTGAAGAAGCTGTTCTCCGGGTCAATAGGGCGAGCTCTCAGAAGCGCGTTCATGCTGCACCGCCTTCGTATCGCGACACGTTTTCAGCACTTCCGGATTGGGTCGCGACACGCTCCAGTTCGAACAGTTCTGCGTCGGCCTGTTTCATATCATCCTCAAGGTTCCCGCCAACGAACTCGGCCTGACCGAGTCCTATCGTGCAGATATCCTTGAGGTAACTGCTGCACTGCTCATCTCTACGGACCAGTGCAAGGATGGCGCGCAGCCCCTTGACGGTCTCAACAGCGGCTTCGAGGCCATCCAGCAGGTCTGATGCGAGTTGATGAGCAGAGCGCGAGGGTTGCGCATTTTGGGTTTTCTGTTGCATAGTTAATTCGTCCTTCGAAAGACAAATTGATATTCAGGCAGTCGCGCCAACGACTACCGACTAAGGGCCTCGCGAAAGCGGGGCTTCTTGCTGTCTGGGGACAGGGAGTCCCTATCCTCCACACATTCTGAAAAGCGCAACCCAGGTCAGGGCGGCTTTGATGAAGGGGCGCGAACGCGCGTATCAGACTTTTCCAAAGTGCAAGCTCCTGATTTCATTGACGAGGCGATGCAGGTCGCCTGCACCCTTTTAGAAATATCCCAAGTGGCTTGGTAAACGAAGGCCCTCAAGAGGCCCTTCCGATGAACACCATGGTCCCGACGTCTTGTCGGGCCGCTCACATCGGCCAGGTCCCCAGATTTCGCCCGTGAAACTGCACTCACGGGAAGGGGCCAAACGGGCTTTTGACGGGAAATCACGGAGCCACCTCGGCACTGGATGCCTGCACAGCGGTATCAGCGCACTGCCCCAAGCGGGAATCGGACGGCAGAATGGGCTCAAGGTCGGCGGAGCTTGTGGCCCGATCGAGCCCCCCTATTGCCCGATGAGCGTTCACAGTCGGAGCGCTGCAATAAGTAGCGTCGAGGTATGTCTTGAACATGAATAGCTTCCTCCCTGTCAGGTGCCAGTTGATTGGCCAGATCAGGCAACTCTGCTGCCGACCTGCCTTTCTTGGCCTTTTACCTTGGCCTCCAGTTTTGCGAACACTTCAGGTTTAGCGATTCGAAGGAACATCAGTCGAGCGCGGGGGATGCCGTGCTTTCGCCAGTCGCTTACCGACGGAGGCCTCACCTCGCACAGCTCTGCCACACGGGTTGTCCCGCCGAGGGCATCAATGATCTCGCTGGGTGTCATTGGGGTATCTCTGCTAGTCCGACGCCCGGATATTAGGCACTCCTTCCAATACGGTCAATAGGAATACCTTATAAACCTAGTGATAGGCTCCCCTAATGCAGACACTTCAAGAACGACTTAAACGTGCGATGGCAGGCCCACCGAGGGTTACGCAAGCGGCTCTTGCACGCGCTTGCCATATCACAGCGCCCTCAGTAAATGACTGGATCTCCGGAAAGACAAAAAGCATCGAAGGGGAGAATCTCCTCAATGCTGCAGCGTTTCTGAAAGTTAGCCCGCTGTGGCTTGCAACTGGAAAAGGCCCCATGCGAGAGCATGGAGCTATAAGCAGGGACAGTCCTGAGCAAGCGGGTGGCTCGCTGAACGAGCACGCCAACGTGATCTCGGTGGCTACGCCTCCAAGAAAGAGGAATAAATATCCAGTGATCAGTTGGGTCAGGGCTGGCGACTGGGCAGAAAGTCCGGACAATTTTCAGCCAGGCGATGCAGATGATTGGTTGGAGTCAGAGGAAAAGGCCGGACCCCATGGATATTGGCTGGTAGTTAATGGCGACTCAATGACGCCGCTATTCCCCCAAGGAAGTCGAATACTAGTACAGCCAGAAGGATTCGACCTGATCAGTGGAAAATACTACGTAGCAGTTTGCTACGAGCCGGGGAAAAAGCGCGATACAACTGTGAAGCAATATGTGAGGGATGCAGGGTTCGAATATCTAAAACCTCTTAATCCAATATATCGCACCCTTGAGGTAAGCGACACGGTTCGAATCATTGGCCGCGTGATTGACTACAAGCTTCCCGCTGGCGTCTTGTAGGGAAGACCATTTGGTGGGCTGACAACTTTTAGGAAGGGCGGCCAGATACCTGGCCATCAGTTGTTTTAAAGGGACCCCGGGGAGGGAGTCATGGAGTTCGAAGAGAAACTGGCCAGCCTGGCCGCCAAGATTCGCCAGCAGAAATCTGCCATCCAGACTGAAGAGGCAACAAAGACTGCATTTGTCATGCCCTTCATACAGTCAGTCTTGGGATACGATGTTTTCAACCCTTTGGAGGTTGTTCCGGAGTTCACTTCGGATATAGGAACTAAGAAGGGAGAGAAGGTCGACTATGCAATTCTCAAGGAGGGAGAGATCCAGATACTCATAGAGAGCAAGAAGGTCGGCGAACCCTTAAATATTAATCATGCCAGCCAACTATTTCGTTACTTCCACGTTACAAATGCTAGAATATCCATTCTGACAAATGGCCAGGTCTACAAGTTCTTCACTGACCTGGATGCACCTAACAAGATGGATGAGAAGCCATTCCTTGAGCTAGACCTTCTGGATATAGACGACCATGCTATTCCGGAGCTCCAGAAACTTACGAAATCAGCATTTGACGTTGAGTCAATCATCAACGCTGCTGGCGAACTAAAGTACGTTGGGCAAATCAAGCGCGCACTAGCCTCTCAGTTCAGCCAGCCAGATGAGGACTTTGTTCGACTGTTCGCCTCTCGAGTGTACGAAGGGATCATTACTCAGAAGGTGCGCGATCAGTTCACCCAGCTTACTAGAAAGGCAGCCTCGCAATTCTTAAGCGATCAAATAAATGAGCGCCTCAAATCCGCAATTACCGGAAACTCACAACCCGTCCTCGTGGCTCAGCCGCAAGCAGAACAGTCGACACCATCTTCTCACGGTGAAGAAGAGGAAAAGGACCGGGTGGTGACAACGGCCGAAGAGATCGAAGGCTACACTATAGTCAAAGCCATTGTTCGATCCGTGGTTGACGTAAAGCGCATCGCTGCCCGCGACACTCAGAGCTACTTCGGTATCCTATTGGATGACAACAACCGTAAGCCCATCGCTCGTCTTCACTTCAACAGATCACAAAAGTACATCGGAACTTTCGATTCCGAAAAAAACGAAACCCGTCACCCTATTGAGTCCTTGGATGACATTTTCGCTCACGCTGAAGCGCTAAAGGCGACCGCCATCTCCTATGACACCCAGTCATAAGAATCATCCGAGTCGCCTGGTCTACGCCTTCTAGAAGATCTCGTGGCACCCTCCAGCCGCTGACCCACCAGTTCTTAAGCCCGCCTAGTGCGGGCTTTCTTATGGCTGCTCGCAATTATTAGGCAATCCTATTGACAGCAAAAAAGGCAAACCTAATAATCGCCTAGGAAACGCACAGCAACAGACCGCAAGCCATCGATCCGGTCAACATGGAGAGACTGCATGACCACCGCCAGCATCACCGCACACGGTTTCACCGGCTTCCTCGGCAAGGGCCTGTCCCTGCGTGAGCTTCAGTGCGTCCTGGGCATCGCTGCGGGTCGCACCAGCAAGGAGCTGGCCCGCGACCTGGGCATGCAGCCGGGCACGGTGGGTAAGCGCGTCTTGGCGGCGACCACCAAGCTCGGCGTCACCCGTCGCGCAGCACTGGTCGCCGAGGCCATGCGCCGCGGGCTTATCTCGCCCGCCGTGATCGCCCTCGCCTTCCTCGTCGCCGGTCAGCCACTGCTCAACGATGACCACATGATGCGCAGCCGTCGGGGTGGGGAGCGTCGGATTGAGTTTCGAGTGGCTGCGCGCCGGGCTGGAACCTGGCTGACCGCATAAGGAGATCGTCATGGACAAGCTCGAAATCGAATACGCCCTAGCCAAGCAGGTTCCCGACATGGCTCGCGGCTTCACCATCGCGACCAGCTATGGCGAGCTTCACGTCAGCGCCGTTGACGCCCCTGTCGTGATGAAGGTGGTCCGCGATCTACTCGAGAGTGAGCTCGAGCGGGCCAAGGCGCACGAGCGGCAGGAGGCCAACCCGGAGCAACCAAGCACCACGCCATACCCGCGCCAGCCCGGCGTATCGATCTTCGACGTGATCACGCGTACGGCCCCTGGCATGCGCGACCGAGAGTAAGGAGAACGAAATGAACCTGATTCCATACGACTTCAACAGCAAGCGCCTCCAGGTGCTCGTCGACGAGAACGGCGAGCCTTGGTTCATCGCGATGGAGGTAGCCGAGATCCTGGGCTATTCCGACGCTTATGAGATGACCAAGCGTCTGGATGAGGACGAAAAGTCAAACCGGCAAATCGCCGGTTTGGGTACTGCCTCGGGTGGTCGTGGTGTAACCACCATTAACGAGTCCGGGCTGTACTCGTCCATCATCGGCAGCAACAAGCCCGAGGCCAAGCCGTTCAAGCGCTGGGTGACCCACGACGTACTGCCCAGCATCCGCCGCACCGGCAGCTACTCCATCGGCCATCAGCAAGCGCCAGCCCTCACCAGCGATGCATGCCAGATCATCGAGTCGATGAGCCGCACGCTGAACCTGGCACCCTCGGCAACGCTCGGCATGTACCAGCGGCTCGGCGCGAAGGTCGGTCACGCCGATCTGCTCCCGGCCTACACGGTGGATAGCCCTGACCAGGACGGCACCAGTCACGTAACCGCAGCCCTCTCCGACCTGCTGCGCTCACATGAAGTCCAGGCATCCGCGCGCCAGGTCTACAAGCTCATGGAGGCGGCTGGGCTGGTTGAGCGCCTAAGCCGCCCAAGCAGCAAGGGCAACGGCACGAGGGAGTTCTGGGCGCTGACTGAGAAAGGGCTGGCCTTCGGCAAGAACCTCTCCAACCCGAACAACCAGCGCGAGGTCGCCGTGCACCTGTACGTCGACAGGTTCGAAGCGCTGTTGCAATGCCTGCACGGCGAGACCTTGCAGTAACAACCTCCCTATAACCCGCCCGATTTTGGCAAAGCCACAAATGCCGGCGGGCCCTTGCTCGCCCTGGAGAAACTATGAAACGAGCAACCGTTGTAACCGAACTGCCGGCCAGCACCAGCCGGGACATGGACAAGTTCGTTGTCCGTCTGCCGGACGGCCTGAGGGCCGAGGTCGAAGCCGAGGCCAAGCGAGACGAGCGCAGCATGAACAGCGTGGTCATCATCGCCCTGCGCGAGTACCTGCATGGCCAGCACCGAAAGCATGCGCTACTCGACGCCTTGACCGCTGCCGCCGGAGATCGATGATCATGAAGCAAGCCCTCACCAGCTCCGCGGTCAGCCTGCTGATCAGCGCGTGCCTGTACTTCGGACATGGCTCCATCCACCAGTTCGCCTTCTATGTGTCGGCGGCACTAAACGTCCTCTGCTGGCTGCTGATCTTCGCCGGCGGCATCAAGGGGCAAGGAGCCGCGAACATGCTCGCCCGCCCTTGGCTCTCCATCCCTACTGGCGCTCTGCACGTGGCGGCCCTGGCCCTCACAGATCACCCCGCACTCGCGGCTTCGAGCCTGCTGGTGCAAATGGCTTGCTACGCCCTCGCCTACCAGGCGGTGCGCAGCGCCGAGCAAGGGGGTGACCTATGACCCATGCCCTGTTTAAACAGATCGATCTGACCGCAAAGCTCGGCCAGGACGGCAGCTCTCTCCAAGCCCTGAACGCGCTGCGCGTCATCCGGGAAACGGTAGCGAAGCACCTGGTCGGTGCCGAGGCTGCAGAAGAGCATCCGCTCGAGCGCGCCGTCCTGGCGCTCCGCACCATCGCCGAGTATCCCTGTCCCGAGCAAGACGACCTGCCGGCGGCGAACATGCGACAGATCGCACTGGCGGCATTGAGTGGCGCTGGAGCGAGTTCGGAGCCTGGCAATCCTGGCGGTGAACCTGTTTCCGGACCGGGTAATGCCGGCGAGCGACCCCACCCCGCGCCGGGATCGGGCGACAGCAAACTGGCCGAAAGCCTCCAAACTCTGGTGCGCTGGCTTGATCGCGCGGAAATCGAGGACGGCTATGTCGGCGTGCCAGTGATTGAAGCCGTCGAGGTGGTGGTCAATGAGCTGAGGCGCCTGCAGGCGGGCGGGAGCGGGGCATGAGAAAAGCATTGACCGCCCTCGGCATCATCGCCGCCCTCGCCCTGGCCACTGTTGCCGCCGGCGCCGCACTACAGCCGTTCAAGACCCTGTTCATCTGGGAGGTATGCCAGTGATGAGAGGCTCCGACATTCCACCACCACCAGGGTATCACCCTACCCCGCTCGCCACCCTAGGCCAACAGTTGGTCCGCCTGGGCCAGGCGATGCAGAACCCCAACACCAAGCTCGGCGAGTTGACCGAACTGGTCCAGGCCTGCGGCGTCGACCTGCGGATCTGCGACACGAACAAGGAGAGCCGGTCATGAAGGGCGCAACGTTGCACAGGCTGATCGATATCTACGCCGACAGTCGCCGTAACCTGCGCGTCCGTTTGGCGGCCCTCCGGATGTTCGTCCGCGCGGTGTGCGCCGATCGCAACACCAGCTTCGCCGAGTATCGCCAGGTGTGTCGGAGGCTCCTCAAGGGCATGCCGTTCACCGAGCAGGCGCTTGAGCGCGAGCGAGCGGCATATCTGGATCGCACCAGAGCTGCGAGACAAGCCATGGAGGAGAGCGGTGCCTGGCTTATCGGAAACTCAGCCATGATCGAGCAGGCCCTGTCGTTCGACGATCTGTGCGACCTCCTGGGGGTGAATCATGCCCACCGTGCCGAGGCTGCCGAGGTCTGCGCGGGCGACGCCGGAATCGTTGGCGGCCTGCTCTGGATTGGTGGGGAGTTCGAGGACAGCGCGGACCACAAGAGTGGCCGCTACAACCGAGGGAACACGGGGCCACTTACCGCAGCGGTCCAGAACCTGTTCCAGAAGTTCCTGCTTGAGAATCCGTCGGCAATCCCCGATCCGTTCGCCCCGGGCGGGCCCTTTTACGGAGTCCCGCGTCAGGAAATGGCGCCGAACGGCACTGTGCAGATTCGGCGGCCCGCACTCACCGTCCACAGCCAGGACGGATCGATCCGCACGGTCGAGCGAAAGCCGGAGGTGACTGGTGAGTAGACAGATGACCGCGCGCCGGCTGACCCGGGCCGAGATGAACCACCTGCGCCGCCTGATCGGTTGGATTCGTTGCGAGGTAGGAGCAGAGCCCGAGGAAATCGTCACCGCCGCCAAAGAGGCTCTCGTCCACTTCCAATGCGTGACGGAGGACGGCAAGCAGCGGCTGCTCGAGCACTACCAGAAATCAGTAGCCATACCGAAGTACATCCGATCTGCGCTCAAGGCCCTGGAGAAGGTGTGCCTGGAAGAACCGGCCGAGGTGGTTGACGGTGAGTTGGTTGCCCGCAGGCGGCACGAAGCACCGCAACGGCTGGCCGTAGCGCGCAACGAAGAGGAGATAGGGAATGGGAAGCTCGATTAGCCCCGTATCCGAGTTCCTGTCCGAAGAGGAAGTCGCCGAGCTGACTGGGCGCGAGTACCCGAGCAAGCAGATCGAGTGGCTGAATAGGTACGGCTGGAAGTACGCCGTGACCGCGGCGAACCGCCCGATAGTTGGGCGCGTATATGCCCGCCTGAAGCTGGCCGGAGTGAAGCCGACGATGGAAGCAACCGAGAAGTGGAGCCTGGACCTGTCCAGGGTTAGATGATGAGACCGCGGAGCAACAAGAACCGGGGCCTGCCGCCTCGCATGATCAAACGTACCCGGACGATGAAGTCAGGAAAGGTCTGGGTCGGCTACTACTACGACGGGCGGGATGCTGAGGGGAGGCGCAGGGAGATCCCGCTGGGCACGGACTTGGATGAGGCTCGGGAGAAGTGGGCGAAGCTGGAGAGAAAGGCCGTGCCGCCAACCACTCGGACCGTCGGCGACCTGTTGCGCAGGTTCGAGCGGGACGTGGTTCCGACGAAGGCGCCGAAGACCCAGAAAGAGTATTCGAAGATGATCCGCCAACTGCTGGGCGCCTTTGACGAAGCCCCGGTAGAGGACATTACGCCGAGCACCATCGCTCAGTACCGAGACGCCAGGACGGCCAAGGTTCGAGCGAATAGGGAGATCACCCTGCTTTCCTTCGCCTACAACATGGCCAGGGAGTGGGGCATCACCAGCATGGAAAACCCCTGTCGCGGGGTGAAGAAGAACAAGGAGCAGCCGCGCGATGTGTACGTCACGGACGAGGTGTGGAAGGCGCTCTACGAGAAAGCGCCGGACGATCTGCGGGTGACGATGGACCTCGCGTACTTGACAGGCCAGCGTCCGGCTGACGTGAGGAAACTGCGCAAGAGCGACGTTTCCGGGGACTACCTGCTGGTCGGGCAGAACAAGACGTCGCGCAAGCTCCGGATACGGCTCCGCCGCACCGACGGGCAGATGACGCAGCTCGGCCGCCTGATCGAGTCGATCACCTCCGACTCTCCGGCGCTGGTCACCAACGAGAAGGGCCAGCCGATGACAGAGAAGATGCTTCGCACCAGGTTCGATACCGCACGTAAGGCTGCGGCCGAGGAGGCGATCAAGGCGGGTGACCAAGACTTGGCCAGGGAGATCATGCAGTTCCAGTTCCGGGACATTCGCCCCAAGGCGGCCTCCGATATCGAGAGCCTGGCCGACGCCTCAGACCTGCTCGGACACACGACTCAAGAGATCACGAAACGCGTCTACCGTCGGATCGGGAAGGCCGTGAACCCCGTTAGATAGGCATGAATTGCGGAAACGAATACAAAATTTGCGGAAGCGATCAGCCTTAAGCCACTGATGCACATAGAAAATCAAACACAAGGCAGAAGATCACCGGACCGCCGCCTCGGGCGGTTCGGGAATGCAGCGACGCATCTACCGCCTCAATGAGGGAGCAGATAGGCGTAATAGCGCTTGAAGGTCAGGGCTGCACGATTCATGCGCGGAACTCTACGCGCCTGTGCCGGGCTGTCAAGACTGGAAAGCGCCTCGACACGAACCGAAGCACTTCCCCGCAACAGAAGCGCAGCCTGGGAAAGTTTGCCCGCCAGTTATCCGCACAAATTTATGACGCCGGTTTCTCTACTTTGAAAAACAACGCAAGACCGGACATGGACTTCAATAACTCGACCGGAAGAAACCTATCAGCAAGGCAGTTGAATTTTTTCCGAAAGCAATAATTCGATACTTTTCTGGATTGGCGCATCATCTCGTAAAAATAGCGAACCGCTTCCCAGTACCCACGAATATCAATGGATCAGCAATATCCAGATGCTTATCGCGGCATTCGAAAAAACATCGACCAATTCCACTGACAGAATATCGGCGTCATTTGCCTAGCATGGATATTCCAAGTTCAACCTATCAACTTCCCAGATTGACACTCTCGCCGGCAGATCAGTAATTTTCAGCGACCAGCCGGCAAAGTACTTTTCCAGAGCGGCTGGCAACCGATAGTCACTCTATCTTCGCAAACCGATGTTTATGCGAGAGGGCCGGCTATCGCTCAAAACTTGATTGATGAAGGAATAGCGCCATGCAACTCGCCACACTTCAGGAACTGAGCTTCGATGAAATCGACCAGGTATCGGGCGCCGGACTCTTCAGCTTCGTCGGCGATGCCATCGTCGATGTGGTCAAGGTGTCCAACGACCTGCTCAACACGTCGGTCATCTCTTCGGTCGGCAAGGTGTTCAACGCCGTCGGCCTGACCCCCATCCATCAACTGGCCGACACCCTCGGCTACGGCGTGTTCAAGGGCGTCGCCGCGGTCGGCGGCCTGCTCGGCGGCGACACCAGCCGCATCGATTACCACTACGACACCGAGTGGACCTGATCCCAGGACCTCGGCCCGCTCCCGTCGCGGAGCGGGCCTCCACCGTCGCCGGAGACCCGGACGCCCCCGGCGGCGACCTAGGACCCGGCAACCGGGAAGGGGCGACCAGCGCCCCGATCAGGAGAACCGCCATGCACGACCCCATCCAGCAAGCCGACGCCTTCGTCGGCGATCCCGACCAGGAATCCGGCGGCCTGTCGCGCCGCAGCTTCCTCGGCAAGAGTGCCACGCTCGGCGCGGTCGGCCTGGTGGCCGGCTGGACCCCGGCCTTCGTCATCCAGCCCGCCGAAGCCGCCGCCAGCAGTTGTCCGGCGCCGGCAGGCTTTCCGGCCGGCCTCGAACTTTATCGGCGGGCGTTCCGCAACTGGTCGGGGGAAATCGCCGCCGACGACCTCTGGAGCTGCGCCCCGCGCACCAACGAAGAGGTTCTCGCGGTGGTCAACTGGGCCTGGCAGAACGGCTTCAAGGTGCGCCCGCGCGGCATGGGTCACAACTGGTCCCCGCTGCTGCTGAAAGGCGGCGAGAACTGCGAGAGCCGCATCGTGCTGGTGGAAACCAGCCGTTACCTGACCCGCGTACGGATCGACGCCCAGGGCGAGTTCGGCCTGTTCAGCGCGCAGACCGGCGTCACCATGGAAGCCCTGCTGAAACAACTGGAGCGGGTCAAGCTCGGCTTCGTCGCCACGCCGGCGCCGGGTGACCTGACCCTCGGCGGGGTGCTCGCCATCGACGGCCACGGCACCGGCATCCCGGCGCAGGGCGAAAGCCGCCTGCCGGGGCAGAGCTACGGCTCCCTGAGCAACAGCATCGTGGCGCTGACCGCGGTGGTCTGGGACGGCGCCGCCGGACAATACGTGCTGAAGACCTTCCGCCGCGACGATCCGGCCTGCGCGCCGTTCCTCGTCCACCTCGGACGCGCCTTCATCGTCGAGGCGACCCTCCAGGCCGGGGTCAACAAGCGCATGCGCTGCCAGAGCTACGTGAACATCCCGGCGAGCGAGATGTTCGCCGCGGCCGGCAGCGGCGGAAGGACCTTCGACAGCTTCCTGCAGAAAAGCGGACGCGCCGAGGCCATCTGGTTCCCCTTCACCGACAAGCCCTGGCTGAAGGTCTGGACGCCGACCCCGCGCTGCCCGTTCGGCGCCCGCGCGGTCAACGGCCCGTTCAACTACCCCTTCTCCGACAACATTCCCAAGGCGCTGTCCGACCTGCTGGCGGCGATCAACACCGGCCACCCGGAACTCACCCCGCTGCTCGGCAAGCTGCAGTACGACCTGGTAGTGGGCGGCATGGCGCTGACCCTGGGCTACGACCTGTGGGGCTGGAGCAAGGACCTGCTGCTGTACATCAAGCCCAGCACCCTGCGCGTCACCGCCAACGGCTACGCGGTGCTGACCCGGCGTCGCGACGTGCAGCGGGTGATCAACGAGTTCTACCTGCAGTACCAGACGATGGTCGCCGCCTACCGCGCCAACGGCCACTACCCCATGAACGGCCCGGTGGAGATTCGCGTCAGCGGGCTCGACCAGCCCGGCGAGTCGATCGTTCCCGGCGCCCAGGTGCCCAGCCTGTCGGCGATCCGTCCGCGCCCCGACCAACCGGAGTGGGACACGGCGATCTGGCTGGACATCCTCAGCCTGCCCGGTACCCCGCAGGCCAATGCCTTCTACCACGAGTTCGAGGCCTGGCTGTTCGACCACTTCAGCGGCGACTACGCCTCGCTGCGGGTGGAGTGGAGCAAGGGCTGGGGCTACAGCCCCGCCGCCGCCTGGGACGAGCCGACGGTGGTCGACCAGTTGGTGGCGCAGTCGCTACGCCAGGGCCTGGTCGCAGACAACGATTGGGACAGCGCCGTGCGCCAGTTGAACGAAGCCGATCCGCATCGGCTGTTCAGCTCGCCGCTGCTCGACCGGCTGATGCCATGAAATGCCGCTATGCGAGGCCGTACTGACTCGGACGAAGAGCGGTTGGCCGGAGCCGATATGAATGAGCCCTCGATACGGCGTTGACTTGTTCAACAGGTCTTATCGAGGTGTCGCACGAACCGGCCTTAATCATTCGCAAAGTTTACCCGGAGTGGCAAACCTTCATCCGCCGAATATTGAAACTCATTGTCAAACGAATTATCGAGCCCATGAAAAACCGCTAATCCTGGCAGTTCATCCCACTCTTTCGGATTAGTACCATCGAATGGCTTTCCAGACTCACGGAAAGCCTAAAGGAGATATATGAAATGAAAGAACTCAATGACATTGAAGTCACCTGCGTTTCGGGTGGAACTCTTTCCGGCATGATCGTAGGCGCCGTCGACGGCGCCGCGACGGGCATGGCAATCGGCGGGAAATGGGGCGGTGCCGGCGGCTTCGGCTTCGGCGCTCTTTCCCAGTTGGTCGGCCTGATCGTGCCAACCGCCATGGGTGCTATTGCCGGGGGCACGGTCGGTCTCTTCACCAATGCAGAGACGGCTGTCGGTTACTTGGGCCAATACCGGGAAAACTTCGGTCCCGGTGATGTAGGCCGCACCACCATCTAA